TCTTCTTTGGTACATTGAATCCACATATACCCCGTGATGCGAAGAAGTATAGCAAATTTAAGAAAGAAAAAGAACTGAATAAAGAAGTAGAATTAAAACTAGATAAATAAAGCAAAAAAGGTACAATGTTTCACGTGAAACAAAGTACCTTTTATTTATATCATGAACTACTGGTGAAAACGGTCTAAAGTCTGTTAGGACAAGGGAGCAACCCCGACCATAGAAACAGCGTTTTCTTTCACACGTGCGTTCTGTCTCTATGTTTTTCGCTTTCTGACAGTAGATGATACCATTAATAACTAAGAGCTTGCAAAACAGTTTCCTTGCACTGTAAGTCTTTGAAGCGGAAACATCCACGTTCAAAGAAGTACCTCATATTAGATAGGAACAAGTCATTGCTCTTTAGCATCACATAATTAACGTTATGGTCATCTGTAGTAATACTAATTCTATAAGGGTATGTCTTGTCTGCTCTATCATCACAGTAGATAATACCTAAGTCCATATACTCTTTGATGGCATAATCCCTACCAAGATACCGAAGCGTTGCAACATAAGTACATTCTCCGACAGGCTTTTCAATAAATGCATTACTATCATTCAAGTAAGTAGCTTGTGCCGAATAAGCGACATAGTCATCACTGATAAACGCACGATTGAAACCACTTTCTGTTTGTGCCTTACTTGCACTTTCATTATATCCCTGTTCTAGTACGAAGCCATTCCCACGTAAGAATTTCGTATCAGATTTAAGTCTGTTTGAAATCTTCATTGCTACATAATACGGGTTGATTAGTGACACAGGATTTGCCATCATATAGACAGGCACATAGCGAACTTGTTTTCCCTGTCCACGTGCGATAGAGGTGTGAATAGAGATAAACTTCTTTACCTCATCGGAGCAATAACGGTTCGTTTCACTTTGAAATTCGTCAAATATCAAACAGCTAATATCACTAAACATATGTGAATTCTTTTTAACAGCATCTGCATTATTGAGAGCCATGGCATATCCACAGGAAACGTTATTTAAAAACAATTCATGGAACTTTCCATGCATCATTGGTTTACTTGTCATTATATACTCATGAAAAAATAATTCTTTGATATCTTTGAAAAATTTATCAGCTACACCACTAAGTTCGTAGTCGTATCTATAAAGTAGTCCAAACTTTTCACCTTTTGACAAAAATTTATTAACAACCAGTTTTCCGAAATAAGTGGTCTTACCGCCAGTACGATTACTAGTCACCATGTAAATTTCTGGTCTTTTATTGTTTAAGTCCAACAAACTTAATAGTTTTGTACCGTCATAATAGCTCATTTTATCACCTCTTTTATATTATAACATAAATTAGACAAGCTGTCAATTATTAAACACTATGTATTTTAATAGACACGGTGTCTATAATTATACAATATGTTGACAAATATATAATATGATGATATAATTAAATAAGAAAGGATGTGATTAAAGCTATGGATATTAACACAGTAACAACAGCAATTTCAACACTTGGTTTCCCTATTGTGATGTGTGGTGCAATGTTTTGGTACATGATTAAAGAAAAAGACGCACACAAAGAAGAAATGAACAGCGTGACAGAAGCATTAAATAACAACACAATTATTCTACAGAAGTTATGTAATAAACTGGATGGTGATAAGATTGACAGCGTATAATGTACACGGTGGGCACTCATTAAAGTGTAGAGGTGGTAGCGCTCTATTGGATGAAGTAAACGAAAATAGAGCAGTTAAAAATAAATTAATAGAGCTGTTAAGAGCAAACGGGTATACTGTTTATGATTGTACAGATGACTATAGTACAACACAGGGCGCAAATTTATCAGCCATTGTTTCTAAGTGCAACGCTCATACAGTTGACTTAGATATTTCAATTCACTTGAATAGCGGTAGAAATGACAGCAATGGTGATGGGAAATGCGGTGGCGTAGAAGTCTATGGATATGACGATAGAATCTATGGCGTAGCATACAAGATTGCAGAGAATATCTCCAACACTCTTGGTATTGGTTTTCACGGTTCTCCCGTTAAATACAGAAAAGACTTATATGTTCTTAGAAAGACAAGGGCAAAAGCCATTCTGATTGAATGTTGTTTCGTAGATGATAAAGACGATGCGAACCACTGGAACGCAATAAAATGTGCCATGGCTATTGCATCTGCTCTTGGTTGCAAAACAAATGTAAATGTTTCACGTCACCCTGGTGTTTCGAGTCAAGCGTCCAGTGGACGGTTGGGAGATGAAACATATTTCCCAGTATTCAATTCAAGTAGTTGTTCCATTGTAGATTGTCTGAAATCAATCGGTGTAGATTCCAGTTTTGCGTATCGTAAACGTATTGCAAGTAAGAACGGTGTAGCGAACTATAAAGGGTCAGCACCACAGAACGATAAACTGGTTTCACTTGGTAAGAAAGGAAAATTGATTAAACCGTAATGGCTATAAATCTCAACAAGGGTTATCAATGGGCAATTAACACTTGCAACGCCCCAAACGTGGGATACTCACAACAGTACCGATATCAAAAGACGGTGAATGGTATCACATATTATGATTGTTCTACGTTTGTAGGTTATGCAGTAATAGAAGCAGGATTTCCACTGAATATCAGCGGTTTTTATACTGGAAATATGGTAAACATCTTAAAAGGTTTAGGCTTCACACAGTATGACAGTAAAAATATTGAATGGAAACCATTTGATATTTTATGGAGAAGTGGACATACAGAGATTTGCTACCAAGGTAGTGGAGTTGGAAAAGGCATTACCATGGGAGCGCATACCAACGGTATTCCATTAGCAGACCAAGTAAGTATTAATAACAGTGAATCAACAGCGAATGGTTTCCCTATCTTATTAAGATATGGTGAGGGTGGTGCTACTGGAATTGGTGCAAGCATCTATGTAATCTCTGCGTTATGTGGTAATGCTTGGAGAGAGTCCAATATCAATCCTGCGCTAAACGAGCGTGGTGGCGGTGGTTTTGGTCTATTCCAGTGGACGGGTGGAAGAAAGACAGCATTGCTGAACTACCTTAGTTCACAAGGATTATCAAGCACAGACCCTAACGGTCAGATGCAATACTTGATTGAGGAAAATGACTGGATTGGTACAAGTCATGGGATTTCATCATTGGATGAATTCTTACATTCAACCAGTACAGATATCGCAGGTCTAACAGAAGCGTTTATGTCATGTTGGGAGCGTCCTGGCGTTCCAGCACTTGAAGAACGTATACAGAACGCAAATAAATGTTACAACTACATTCAGACACACGGGAATGACACTTCAATCAAGAGATGGGTAGCAGAAGACAGATATTTAACAGAAGCAGAAATACTTAACAATGCAGTTTTATTATACCGATTTTATAGCGTAGGTGGCGGTGGTGGCGGTGGCACACCGTATAAACCAAAATCAAAATTCCCTATGTGGTTCGCTATTATCGGTGGTGGAATTAACAGGAGATATTAAAATGGCAGTTTTATCAAAAGAAGATTTTATTAATCTAATCAAAGAAAGAACAAAAGACAGTACAGATGATGATACCTTAAAATTCATCGAAGACGCAACGGACACAATTAATTCATTGTCAGATTCAGACGGTGAAGACTGGAAAACAAAGTATGAAGATAATGACAAGATGTGGAGACAGAAATACAAAGATAGGTTCTTTTCCGCAGGTGATAGCGCAGGAAATAAACATAAACCAAAAAACGAAGAAGAGGAAGAGGAAGAAGAAAAATACAAGGAAATTGTAGCAGAAAATTTTGACGGATTATTTAAGTAAAGGAGATGTAAACTAATGGCTCACAGAGTAAAACTAACTACACTTGATGCAAGCTCTCTGAAAATCATTAACACAATAAGAGAAAATGCATCCTATGAGTATCAGCAAAACGTGCCTGTAATTACAGACGCTAAAATGATTCCGAAAGTCGGAGAAATCATTGTCGGAAACGGTTCACTACAGAATCAGTTCCTTAATGCACTTATGAATAGAATCGCAAAAGTAGTGATTGAAAGTGCAACATTTAACAACCCATATGCGCACCTTAAAAAGGGGTATCTTGAAACAGGTGAAACAATCGAAGATATCTTTATCGGTATCTCAAACGTTGTAGAATATGATGCAGAAAAAGGTGAAGCAAGAGAGTTCAAAAGAAATCTTCCTGACGTTAGAAGTGCTTTCTACGTTATGAATTGGAGAACACAGTACCCACTTACAATCCAAGACGAAGACCTTAAAATGGCATTCACATCTATTGACGGTGTTACTTCATTTATTTCAAAACTGGTGGATGGAATCTATACAGCTGTAGAATATGATGAATTCTTACTGTTCAAGTATCTGCTGATTAAAGCTATTTCACACGGTAAAACAGCACCTATTTCAATCGGTGATGGTACAAATATGTTAAATGATGCAAGTAAGTACCGTGGTATTTCTAATAAGATTACATTTATGTCTAAGAAATATAATCAAGCTGGTGTACGAACAACAACACCAAAGACAAGACAGGCAATATTCATGGATGCGGAGTACAATGCGAAATTTGATGTAAACGTTCTTGCCAGTGCTTTCCATATGGAGAAAGCTGACTTTATGGGCAGACTTCACTTGATTGATGACTGGACAACTTTTGACAACGAAAGATTTGATATCATTCGTGCAAATTGTGATTCCATCGAAGAGGTAACAGCCAGTGAACTTAACGCTATGAGAAACGTGAAAGCAGTTCTTGTAGATGAAAATTACTTCCAAGTATACGACAACCTGTCAAGAATGACAGATCAGTATTGTGCAAGTGGTATGTACTGGAACTATTTCTACAATACATGGAAGACTGTGGCAGTTTCACCATTCTCTAACATGATTACATTTGTAGTTGACGGTGCTGACATTCTAAATCCTGCAACAGTAACAGTTAAAGTAAGCGGAAAAGATGTTACAGAAGAAGCAACCGTATTTACACTTGAAGTGCAGGACGATAATGTGTCTCTTGCGAACGGTGCTTTCCAGTTTGTGCAGACACAGGATGCAGTAACTAATGGAATCGCAATCCACAAGTATGGCGCAGTCATCTTCCCAGCGGGAAAGACCACAACTACACTGGAGATGGTTTACGGGGGTTACAAGTACACAGCAGATACAGCACTGACAACAGCATCTAACGTAAATGATACAATTACCTTTAGCAGTGGTGATGCAGTAGCACTTGCAGTAGATGGTGGAAAAGCTGTGGCAGATGGACCTACACAACCAAAAAGTTAAGAAACTTAACTAATCTGCAAGTTTCACGTGATTCTGAAATATGTTTCACGTGAAACATTCTTACTAGGAAAGGAAAACCAACATGGCAAGACAAGTTTATTCAGCCAATGTGGATGCAAATGGCAAGGTGTTTGAAACCATTGGTGAGAATATCCGAAAAGGTGCAAGAGCAGGTGAGCTGTTGAATTATAAAGAAATTCTAGAAAAAATTGATGCACTTGACCCTGAGATTTCCGCGTTGCAAGCTGATGTGATAGAGAATAGAAATAGTATTAAAAAGAATACTGGTGATATAAGTGATCAGATAGAAGTCACAAAAAGTATTATTTCAGCTGGAAATTCAAAGGTTAATTTAGATAAATACATTGGCGAAACATATGCATCTTTTAGAAATGGTAATTTTGTTACCATTATTGACATTAATAATTATTCACTTGAAGATAACATAGAGTACAAATGGGAAATGCAACTTGAAAAAAATAGTGCGTTGCAGTATGGCACAAACATTACAATGTCACTTGGCACTAAAAATGGCAATGATATTTCATGGGTTGTTGAAAACATTCTTGCATTACAAAAATTTAGTTCACCAATGTTATCAAAAGTAAATTGCATTAAATTCACCACAACGGAAACATGGACAAACGTAGCAGATACCCAAAAAATAATATATATAAATGTTTTCAAAGCAACAGACGGAAATCATTATAAAACTTTTGAAAGGAAACCACAAAATAGTATTGTAAACTGGTGGGAGAATAAAATAGGTGATAGCCTTGGTGATAGTTTAACCGCACAAAACTTTTTTCAAATTTGGGTTAGAAGATATTTTGGTTTAACAGAATTTTATAATCATGGAGTCGGCGGTACAAAAATGTCGGGTAATGCAAATGAAAGCGGAGATTCTATGTGGATGGATTCAAGAATTAACTCTTTAAACTCAGATGCTAATTTTATTACAATTCTTGGTGGTCAGAATGATGGTAATATTGATATTGGTGATTTGACTCTTGAAAATCATGATACAAATACATTTGCAGGTGCATTTAATGTAATTGTTAGTAAACTATATTATAAATATCTTTCATTAGATACTGGTTATTACACAGACATTGATTATAGTGGTGTTAACAAAATTGAAAAACCTCACAATATTATTATTGTACCATGCACGCCGTTTTTTGTACCAAATACTACACCAAAACTTGAAGAAAAGGCAAACGCTATTCGTACGTTATCTAGTCTTTGGGGATTTAATGTGGCAGATTTTAGAGCAAAGTCACAAAGTAATATGATTCTCAAAAAAGTTTATTGGGGGGCGGAAGATTTGACCCACCCATTAGAGACGTTTTATAAAGAACGGATATCTCCAATACTTATTAGCACTTTAGAAGAGCTAAAACCTATTGACTGGGATAATAGTATTTATGGCTAATAATTAACTAGGAAAGAGAGGCTATACATTGATAGAACCAAAAACAGATATTCGACTCTTAACAGGAGTGCCTCTAGACCCAACCTACAACCACACCATTCGCTTCACAAATGCAGTCACACAAAGCACCTACTTTGCGAACAAGACAAAACATACACTATCAAGTCAAACCTATCAGCGTGTGCAACGTGGTTATGCCAAAGTCCAGTTATCCGCAGATGATTGTTACGACTGCAACTACATGATGTTTCGCAACACTTCCTACGGTTCAAAGTGGTTCTATGCTTTCATCACTGGTGTTGAATACCTAAACGACAACGCCTGTTACATTACATTCGTACTAGACGTTATGCAGACATGGTGGTTCGACTTTACCATCCGAGACAGTATGGTTGTTCGTGAACACAGTGCGACAGATGCAATCGGCGATAACATTCTCCCCGAACCAGTGAAGTTAGGGGAGTACGTAGAGGGTAGCACAGGTGGAAGCATAAACCTATTAAAAAATCTTTCCGTTGTAGTTGCTATTTGCGACAATGAAGAGCAGAATATTGGTGGATTGTTCGAAGGCGTATATTCGGGGTGCACCTATTACGCTTTCGATGTTACATCGGAACTTGAAAAAGAAAAACTATTTGCACTAAACCTAAAATATGTACAAAGTCCAGATAGCATTGTAGCAATGTGGATGTGCCCAACCATGTTTATTGGTACAAAAGATGATGATGGAAAAATCAAAAATACAAATACTGGTTCTTCCTACGATTCAGATGGAACAGAGATATCACCTGTTAATCCCGCTACAACATCTCTGAATGGTTATATGCCAAAGAACATGAAAATGTATACTTACCCGTATAACTATTTTCAGTTTGATAATGGAGTAGATAACAGTCTTGTGTTGAGATATGAGTTCTTTGAGAATTTGACACCAAGATTCCGTATTGAGGGTACAAAGAATACACCAGTAAAAGCATGTGTATATCCAACTCACTACAAAGGTAGTGGAGAAACGCCATACCGAATGGAATCACTGAACATGATGGACTTCCCGTTATGTAGTTGGAATAATGATACTTACAAGGTTTGGTTAGCACAGAATACCTACATAAATAAAGTGAAAATGGCACAAACCGTTACAAACTCAACAGTTGGAGCAGTAGCAGGGATGACTATGGGTGCTTTGAGTGGAAATATTAGTGGTATAGTTGGTGAAGCTGTCAATGCAATCATGCAACCTGCAAATGAATATGTGAACCAAACGCTTAACGAATATGGTGCAAGTATCCAAGCTGACTTATTCAGAGGGACTCTTGGAAACAGTAACTTGCTTGTAGCACAGGGAGAAAACAAACTGTTCTATCGTAGAATGTGTATCCCTTATGAGTACGCTAGAAGTATTGATACATTCTTCACCATGTTTGGTTACGCTTGCAACAGAGTGAAACAACCAAACGTATGTAGCGGTAAAGGTTTAAGACCTCACTGGAATTACATTCAGACAAGCGGGTGTGTTGCCCGTGGTAGCGTTCCTGCCCCTGATATGCAAGTAATCTGTAAGATTTTCGATAGTGGTATTACATTTTGGGAAAATGGCGAGGAAATTGGCAACTATTCATATGATAACAGTCCAACGTAAAGAGGTGATAACAGAATGGGAAGAAACAAAAGAAACAAGTATAAAAACCAGTTTTTTACAAGTATGTTGCAAAATTGCATATCGTGGCAATACTACTACAACCGACTAAAAGAAATCGCAATTTCTTGTATCGAATGGAAGAATTTGCCTGACACGGTTGACGCTAGATTCTTGGAACTGACATTGTTTGAAGACGGTGCAGGAGTTTACTTCAATGACGATGTAGTTGGAAACTTATTTTTGCAAGCGACTCTTGACGGAAGATTAAACGTGTATCGTGAACCAATCAAGACAAAAGCATACGCGGTAAACGGGTACTTAAAAGACTTGAATGATACAAACAGCGTGATTATTCATAACAATATGCTACACACGAACAGCGTAGAAGCTTGCAAAATGTTCGCTCTTCGTTTATCCAATATTGACAGAACGATTGACGTAAACATCAACGCACAGAAAACGCCAGTTCTTATCAAGTCGGGTGAAAATGAACGTCATTCAATGGTAAACTTATATCAACAGTATGACGGTGGAATGCCTTTTATCTTTGGTAGTGACCAGTTGAATACAGACAACATCACAGCGTTAAGAACAGATGCCCCGTTTGTAGCACCACAACTTTACGAATTAAAAACAAACATATGGAATGAAGCACTTACCTATCTTGGTATCTCTAACGTAAACATTACAAAACGTGAACGACTTGTGAGTGACGAGGTAAACCGTTCCCAAGGTGGAAGCATTGCAAGTAAGTTTAGTCGTTTACATGAACGTCAAACAGCAGTTGAGAAAATCAACAAAATGTTCGGCACAAATATCAGCGTAGACTATAGAGAAGAACTTGACACAAGTTTAGGCAGGTTAAATGTTTCACGTGAAACATCACAGAAAGGGGATGAAGCAGATGAGTAGTTACACAACAGAGGTACGCTTTATCTGCGAATCTCTTTACCGACTGGAACACAGCACAGGGTACAATGACATTGAAAAGATACTGAAAGCTGTTCACAAAAAGATATTTGACTTTGAATACCCTATCTTTGATGAAAAATATAGAAGCGTACTAGAAATCAAAATTTTGAGACATTTCTACACAAGAGAAATAGGATTCGAAACAGTCGGATTATGGAAATTGAAACTTGCTGACAAAATGAATACGATTATGCCATACTACAACAAATGGTATGCCAGTGACTTGCTAGAGTTCAATCCGTTATGGGATACGGATTATACTAGAAAAGGAAACATCAACGACACAAACAAAAGTAAAAACGACAGCACGGGTAAAAGCACAACAACAGACAACGGAAAACAAACAAACAGCAATGCTAGTAAGACAAAAAGTAAATTTTCTGATACTCCACAGGGTAGTATCTCAAGTCTTGAAAATGACACTTATCTTACAAGTGCAACGATTGACGAAACAAACGGAAGTTACACTAACACAGCAGAAAATACAAACGTAAACAATTCAACAAATACAATCAACCATGAAGCAACAAACTTAAACGAATACTTTGAAATTGTGCAGGGTAATCGTGGAGTATTTGACAATGGAACAATGTTAACACATTACCGTGCTACATTCACAAACATTGACAAGATGCTGTTAAACGAAATGGAAGATTTATTTATGCTATTATGGTAAAGGAGAACGAATATGTATAATTTTGACAGAAACGGGTGTGGTGTTGGTAACCCTGTGTTGCCTATCACATATGACGATTCTTTAAGTTATGAAGAACAAATCATGAAACTGTACAAAATGTTCAACGATTTAAAGACAGAACGTTATTACAACAACACATTCAACATCACTGACGGTAGCAAGTTGGCTGATGCAGTAATTCCAAGAAAACTAATTCGTAACTACACCTATGATATGATGGTAGAAGATATCGACACGCTGATGCTAAACTATCCAAAGGTACGCAAAAAGATTATCGGTACTTCTGTTCTTGGCTTACCGTTGATTGCTATGGAATACGGAACTGAAACAGCCACAAGACATATGTTTGTATTCAACGGTTTCCATGGTACAGATTGCAGTGCCAGTATTGCAATCGCACAGATGGAAGTGTTAGCGAAAAATGCCATCTATGGCGGGGTAGATATGTGGCACGAGATTCTTGACAATGATACTTGCATTCACGTTATTCCAATGGCTAACCCCGATGCTTGGATGCTTGGTTTGCAGGGTTACAGTTACTTCAACGATATTCCCGAAGCAATCAAGACAAAGATTGAAGAACTGACAACAGACTATATCAGAAATCATGCGAAAGATGAAGCAAACGGCTCAACATGGGATGTAGAGAGTAGAACAGACCTCGAAGAGTATATTCGTTCTCTTGGTGGTGACCCAAGTGTGAGCTATGAAGCGTATGTATTCAGAGAGAAAGACTTACACGCTTGGAAAGCAAATGCGAACGGCATTGACTTGCATTATAACTGGTGGACAGATGCAATGAAACCCACAGTTAATGCGGCGTTAAAAGGCGTAAACTATGGTCATGCTGATGCATATGTATATGGCGCACAAGGCATTAGAGCATATGTTGATGAAAATGCCTCCTATAGAGCTTATATCTCACAGTATGAGAGAAGTGACGGAAATTATTACTTCACATTTATGAATTATCACCAAAAAGGACCTACTAATATATGGAACTATAGATTGAAAGGTTTACAGAACAACCGTAACTTTGACTGCGGTGTAAAACTGTGTGAACTCATGCAAGTGCCGTATTCACCACAAGTAGGCAATCAGAGTACACCAATCGGATTCAGTGCATGGGCTGGCATTAACTATGCAGGAAATTACACTTTAAGTTACACTAATGAGGTAGGTTGGAAACACGTGAAAAAGCGTGGTGACTGGTGGGATGATGAAAACAGTGATATCGTGAGAAGTCCTGTTCCTGATAACCAGTGGAACGATATTTATACAAGTAACAAAGCTGTGTTTATATGGATGTTACGTTACTATGCTAGTTTAAGAGATGTGTGGAATCGTCACCAGTATTTAAGTGAGTATAACTTGAAAGACAAGTACACAGATGAACGTTTCGCTATTCCTAGTATGGCTATGATGTTAAATATCACTAATAAAGTAGGCGCTTACTACACCTCATTAAGTGAAATGGGGTTCAGTAACTATGGCATTAGCGCAACTTTAGATGATGTTTTAACAAAACTTAACTGGAAAGCATCCGTAACATTTAATATTGGTTCTGATATGAAAATTACGAACGACCTACCTACGTGGGCATTTGCTAAGAGCGGTAACATGAAAATATTCCCTATTAGCTTAACGCAAATGATGTGTGAATTCTACCCGAATAAAACAACATTTACTTACAGATGTCTGTATATCAAAGATAGCGACACAAAAATGCATAGAACAGACTGGGTTAATATTACGCCTACAACGACTGACTATGTAAGCATGGGTATTGCAGAGGGTGTTGTTGATAGTAGTGTAAAAGCAATTGCAAGTAAAGTACCTATTTATCATGAGCTTATCATTGACTTAAATAAAAATGATAACAATGTGGCAGGGTTGCCAAGTGATGTGGGTGCCTACTATCGACTGAAAGTTACGGGACATAGACCAAACAATAGAGTAGAAATTAACGATATCTCTAGTGGTAGTATATGGGTGAACCATTATAGTAGAACAAATGATACTTTACAGAAATGGTACAAGATTCAAGCTACACCCATTGACTAGCAGTGAAATTATCACTGCATGTAATGGTGAGCAAATAAACTTAAATCAACAAGTACAATGAGGTAAAGGAATGAGCTGGATTGTAAAAAAAGGTAGTGTTGAACCTAGTAGCTACACTAAAATTGACGAAAGTCAGAAGTTTACTATTGAATAATAGTAAGCATAATAAGAGTGACAAGGTATAAAACCTTGTTGCTCTTTTTTATTTGAATATAGATGACAGATATAGTGCAATGTGATATTATAGATATGTACAGAAGTGAGTAAACACGAAGTGCGAACGGAGCGCACCCATTTAGGTGAACGTAGTGCGACAGCACGAAGTGGGGTAGTGAGCGAAGCGAACGGACGCACTGCGCACCCATTTAGGTGAACGTAGTGCGACAGCACGAAGTGGGGTAGTGAGCGAAGCGAACGGACGCACTGCGCACC